GTTACATAGATAACTGGTTGAAGGAGAACACGATTGACAATTAGAGTAGTAAATGAATTTATGGCCAACTCAGATAAACCTACAGACGTTTATATTATAACAAAAAAGTTTAATACACCAGCAGAGTTTTCTCAGCACATTGAAAGACGAGCGGTTCACACTAAATCTACTTGTATGGATATTTTGTTGGACTATTGTGCTACAAATGATATCGAAATTGAAAGTGTGAATAAACTTCTTAGTAGCAGTCTTAAAGACAAGTTACAAGCAGAAGCGCAAGACTTAAACTTACTTAAGGTGAAATCAAATAAACTACCTTTTTAATATGGACCCATTTGAAGTTTACAAAGTGTACATGGCACTCAAACTACACTTTACTACAAAGAGTTACGACATCACCCAAACTAAAGGTGCTGTCCGAGCAAAGAAAGAAACTTTCCTAAAGCGAAAAGATATATTGTCTTTTCGTAAGTTGGCAAGGGACTTTAAAAGATCTGAAATTATCGACATACTAGTTGCTAACTTTGTTAGTGGGGATAAGTGGGGCGGCATTTTTGATGCACAATCACTAGAAACTCACAAAAAATGGTTGACAACTAAGCAGAAAATGTTGTATAATTTCAGTACAGATTTAGATAATATTCTATTTCGTATGGAAAAGGATGAACTTAAATCTGGAGTAAATGAAGGCGGACATCCGTTAATTTTTAGAATGTATATGAGTCGAGATATCAATTTAGAAACATTAGTTATGTTGGAAAAATTGAGACCATACACTGATAGTTATTATGATGACTTTGTATTGGAAGATGTATGTCTTCTTATTAGTAAATACAAACCCTTTGTTCGTTTTGACAAAGAGAGTATTCGACTAAAGTACGAAGACAAATTGAATGAAATTTACGGTAATGCCTGACACAACGCTATATAACGCAATACAACTATACAACGCATACTAGGAGAAACAATATGTCGTTTAATTCTTTATCTGATCTACGTAAGGCCCGTGGTAACTTCGATTCACTCATGAAAGAAGTTGAAAAACTCGATGCACCTCAGCAAAATAACCGAGGTGATGACAATGAGTGGAAGCCGACCGTAGACCAAGCAGGTAATGGCTATGCCGTTATTCGCTTCCTCCCTGCTCCACAAGGCGAAGACATGCCCTGGGCGCAACTTTGGAATCACGGATTTCAAGGACCAACTGGTAAGTGGTATATCGAAAACTCACTTACTACACTCAAGCAGACTGACCCTGTATCAGAACTCAACTCAGAGCTTTGGAACAGTGGTGTAGAAGCTAACAAAGAAGTCGCTCGTAAGCAGAAGCGCCGTCTCTCATACTACGCTAACATTCTAGTCGTAGAAGATTCAGGCAATCCTTCTAACAACGGCAAAGTCTTTCTTTACAAGTTCGGTAAGAAAATCTTCGATAAGATCAAGGACGCTATGCAGCCTGAGTTCCAAGACGAAGATCCAATGAACCCGTTTGACTTCTGGGATGGTGCTAACTTCAAACTAAAGATTCGTCAAGTAGAAGGCTATCGCAACTACGACAAGTCAGAGTTTGCAGCCCCTAGCCCTGTCGCAGCCGATGATGCAGAGATCGAAGCTATCTGGGCGAAGCAGCATTCACTTGCTAAGATTATCGACCCAAGTAACTTCAAGTCTTATGATGAACTCAAGAAGAAGCTAGACTTCGTTCTAGGATCTTCTACACGAGTAGGTACAGCGGAAAGTATGGCTGATGATAGTTTCATGAAAGACGTAGCAACGGCTACTGCATCGGTTACTAGTATCGCTCCAGTTACTGAGACTGAAGAAGACGATACAATGTCCTACTTTGCTAAACTAGCAATGGATGACTAGTAGATAGTCAAACGAAAAAGGGAGCTTCGGCTCCCTTTTTTTATATTCGTGTAAATTGTCTATACTGAAAATCGATAAACGAGTTGTTAGGATTTCGTATCGTAGAAGGATTGACTAATACAGGACTTGACTGAGATCCGCCGCCACCACCCATATTATTATTAGTGATATTGTTGATATTATTAATCACGTTTCCAACTTTTTCTTCATATGCATCAGACATATTTCCTACTGCATCTCCAGTAGGCATTACATTAGGACTCACTCCTTGTGCGTCAGCCGAGTATATTCCCGAACCAACCTCTAATGCATTAGTGCCAGGGCCAGGTAAAAAATCAGGCTCAGTTGATTGCCGATTTAGTGTGTCTCTTGGACCCCTATTTCTTCTTCTTACAGTAGGCTGTACTGTTTCTTCAAATGCGCCCATGTCTCTTGCCATATTCTGCCCTTCAATACTAGACAAAGGGGCAGTTGTAGTAGTTTCTCTGCCTGCAGCAGATTCAGCAGCGATCTCGTCTGAATTACGACCCAGTAATCCGAATGTCAATCCGTTTAGTACGCTGCTTCCAGCGTTGCCGAAACGCTCAGCTGCGCCTGCATTTGGATCAGCATTAAATCCTTTAAATCCGTCATATAAACTCATGCCTGCAGCAAGCGGTAATGCTGCCCTAGACAGAAGTCTTCCTCCAAATCGGGCAACTCTTCCAAATCTGCTAGATAGACTTGGCTTTTTCGTTAGGTTAGGGTCAGTACCTCTGGGTTTATTATCAATCGTAGGAGTTGTCACGTTGGGAGAAGGGGCAGGAGTTCTTCCTCTTACTCTATCAAACAGTTTCTTACCAGTGACAGCTAGCCCTGTTCCTCCTGCTACGCTAAGAGCAGTATCTACTATACCGCCTTTACTTTCTGTAGTTTGTGTATTTTTTTCTAACTCTTTCAGTATGTCTGTCAATAGAACAACTTGTTTTTCTTCTAACTCAACTTGTTGGCTATCGAATGATTCTCTATCAATACCACTACTATCAAATACTTCATTACCTTGTGCATTTTCTTCATTTGGAGTCATAGAAGGAACTACACCTTGTGCATTTTCTTCATTTGGAGTCATAGAAGGAACTACATAGTTTGGGTCTGTGAGAGCAGCTGCCGCATTATCAAGGTTTTGTCCTTGTTCTCCCTGTACTACCTCTGCTGCTAGTGTATTGACAATGGCATCAGCACTTGGCCCATTACCAAGAAGAGCAGATTTTGAGAAAGCGTCTGACATTTTGCCTTCTCTAAGATCAACATTAGTAAACTTTTTAAATGCTGTCCCAAGAAAGCCTAAGGGCTCAAGTTGTTTCTTGAGAACATCTTCAGTACCACTCAAATTGAGATTAGATGAAAGTTCTCCAGCCCTATCTCCAGCAGATAATTTTATTTTTTCTATCTGTTTGATGAGTTGTTTTATTGCAGTTACACTAGCTTCTCCAGTTTTCTGTTGAGATGCAGATAACATTTTAGTCAATTTTACAAACTCATCACGAGTATTATCTTGCTCGCCTAGTATTTTTTGAACTGCTTCTGTGTTCTCACCTAATGCTTTTGCAATATTTCCAGAGGTTTGAGAGATAGCAGCTCTGTTACTAGTGGTATTAGATTTAACAGGCTGACTAGCTGTTCTGATAGCAGAACTTAGAAAGTCTGCACCATCTCTAGTGAAACGATTCTTGTTCTCAGTGTCTCTAACTCTAGATCCACTGAATCCCTCGTCTGTTATTGCGCCTGATACTCTTAGCATTATTGTTTACTCTGTTGTTTCTCTGCTTTCTTTTTTAGATGTGTTATTAGCATACCAACATAAACTTCTCTTTCCCAAGGCAACATGTTTTCTAATTCAGTTAGACTATAATGATGCTCTTGCATTAACAAAAAATTCGTCTTGTAATAGTTTTCAAGCGAATCCTGAGAAAGAGTTATCCGAAAAAATGTTCATACCCATTAATTACAATTTCATTTTTTGTGTCACATTTCACACAATTATATTCCACTTTATGAAGTAATGCAGGCATGTTAGTAAAGAACTCTGCTGCTTCATTCAATATATTCAACGGTAGTCCGTCAATAAAATCTACCATTTCTTCTGCTGTTTCTTCTTCTGGTCGAATAACTTCTTCGCCGTTATAAATGTATTCTATACTGTTAAGAAGTATTTCAGTGTCACTCAACTCGTTCTGTGACAGTTGCACTTCTGCTGAAGGGTACTTCAACACAATACCAACTTCACTATTGATTTCTAGTTTCTTCTCAGTTACCGTAGGGTCGCCTACAAGTTGGAACTCGTTTAAATCCATAGTGTAGTTTAGCAAGTCTTCACATTTACCGCATCTCAGCGTAAACTCTTGTGTGTTTCCTATAGACTTTTCACGCAGTTTCAAAAATATAACTTGTATCTGAAACATTGCTAACTTTTCAGCGTCAATCTTTCCTAAAGAACAATTACTGATTACTTGACAACAGGCGTTGTACATGTCTTCTGGACTTTCACTTGCCGCTGCAAGTGTTAATATCTTATTCTCTTTTACTAGAAAAGGTCTAAACTTAACCTTTTCTTTCATTCCTGGTATTTCTATATCAAAAGTTGGTACATCAATTGTGGGTAAAGTCATTATATTCTCCAATTGTTCATATTA